GCACTCGCAGATCCCCACGTGCCGGAACCCCAAGCACCAGACCCCCAACCTGTACCGTCAATGAACACATCAAGACCAACGTTGATCTGATATGCACCAACGGTTGAGCTACCGCCGTTACCACTATCACTACTGTTTGCCGTAACAGTCGCCCCAGAGGTATCTTTGGCAGTAATCACATACACGCTTGTGCTCGTGATCGAATCTATTTCATATTCTTGATTGAGGACCGCAGCTACTATGTTACCCCCTAGCGATGCGGCATCAGAGAAAGTCACAAAATCGCCTTTCGCCGCTCCATGAGCAGTGTCGGTTACGTTAATTGAACTTGATCCGTTGGTCGCGCCAAACGTTACGTCACCTGCCGCAGTCGTTGACCGTATCGGCGTGATGTCGTTGAAGTTTGCACCAGCCTGAATGTAGAGCTTGGTTCGCGTGCCAAGACCTAAAAGCTTTGTCCCTTCCAAGGAAGTCCATCCAAGAAGCTTTCGTCCGGTGCCGTTGAAGGAAGCCGTAAGAAACTTAACCCAGCCACCTATCTTTTCGGGCAAACCTTTGCGAAAACGCACCAAGTTGCCGTCGAACCAACCACCTTCGGCAGTGTAGTCAGTGCCTTCTTTGTTTATTCCGGGGTTAAAAATAAACTTCTGTAGTGGCATTACTGATACTCACCTGTGCGGATCATTTCAGTCACTCTAACAGCCCGATTGCCTACCTGAGAAGCCCATCGACTATCCATGAATTCGTCTGCCGCAATATCAAATTGCTCACGAGACATAGCTTCGAGAGCTTTTACAAAGCCGCGCAATCTGGTCAGACCAAGGTTGAAACATATATCAATCATTGCATCTTGACGCGCTTCGTTGATGCCATTGAACCAGAAGTAAGTGTCTTGAAGCTCGCTCCTCACTCGTGCTATATCATTCGCCAACAAGTATTCAATCTCATCGTCAGACAGTCCTAAGCCTGACTCTGCGATATTTCTACCCACGCCTATCGTTTCGTAGCCTGCACTACACATATATACTTTAGATCGTACACCTTCGTGTAGCTTCAGCATCTCGATTAGCTGAGTCATTACTTTTCCCGCGCTACCTGATTGACCTTCTCGTAGCTTCTCATAGCGCCCAGTCCGAGCATACCCATCATAACGGGCACAAGAAGCGTTGTATCTACTTCAGGCACCTCCATCCATATCCCTAATACGTTAGCCACAATCGTGTTATACAACAGCCCTACCGCGCAGATCCAGCCTATGGCAGGTCGCCATCCAGCTACAAATAACGACTTATGTGCAGCTTCCATCTTGTTGATTTCAAGCTGGCCCTTGAGTGCTTCCTGCGCGTGGCGCTCTGACATGGTTGCGATCTCATGTGCCAACGCATTTTTCTGGTCTTTATCCTCTATAAACTTATCTAGCAACCCTGTAACCGGCCCGATCAGTTGTCCGACTAAACTCATTTTCCATTTCCTCTTGTTACCCATGCACTAGCGCCGAAGAACGCCGCCACTAAACCTGCAATAGCCACGAAATAGACAGATGCAATATCTCCTAAGATAGCGGCGGCATGGTCTAAACCGACGAACGTGCAAACTACGATCAGTGTCGGATAGAGCAGCATTCCCCACAATGCAAACCAAGCCATTCCTCTTTGTGCGTTAGCTTTGTCTTGTTGCAGACGTAACTCTTGCAGTTGCTGACTTGTCTCTAATTCGTCATCTGTGACCACCCCATCACCATCTGTATCGTAGTTAGCGTACTCGCTGTTTGGCTCTAGCTTTTTCGCCGCCATTTCAGTCCCAGAACTTCGCATTAGGTTTTGCGTATTTGGGCACACAATACGCAGTCACGTTTTGCTGTGATGATATTCGATTGTTCTGCACCATTTTGTACTGACCAGATTCGATCATGTGAGCAAAGAAGTTACAGCGATCAATCGTGCGAAAGAAAAATCGTTCATTCAGGGGCGCGTTGTCCACGACGACGACAAGCAGGAACGCCATAATCATCCGAATGCCTTGATGATCAACATAAAAACAAGAATCGCCAAGCCGCCTCCAATGATTAGAGTTGTGCCACCAACAAGGACTTGTTGAATCAACCGTTGTCTTTCACGTTTTCTTTTTGCCACGAGCTTTGCGTGTGCCCTCCTGTCTTGTTCTTGCTGCCTTATCGCCCGGTCATAATCCTCTAACAGCTTAGGGTCTGCGATTAGTAACAATTCTCTTAAGTCTTTCTGGTAACGCTCTTGGTTCCTACGAAGCATTTGCAGCTTGAGGATGTCATTCTTTGATAGTGCATTGAACGCCGAGCTTTTGCGTTCTACCTCAAAACTGTTTAGAGCCTCTCCAAAGTCAGATACTAAAGCCATTGCCTGTTGAACATTGGCCTTGCCCTCATTGACATTTTGTATGACCGTATTGATCTGCTGGAGCAACATGCCAGCGGCTGCAACAGACTCAATTATCATGGTTTACCCCATAAAAAACTGCGGCAACGCTGCCGCTGCAATCAAGGCGTATAGTCCGTAAATAAGGTGTTCTAGGTGTTTGAACTTCGCAGAGCCTTCCGCAAGGCGTTCTTCGATACGCTCGTAACGCAAGGCACACTCTCGCTCATGGGCGTTAACTTCTATCAATGCTTTTTCACCTGCGTCGCTCATACCGATACATTCACTCGTTGAGTAGGCGCTAGTGGTTGCGCCTCTATCTTGTTACCTTCTTTGGTGTAGATCGTCGGTATAATTGTTTCTACCGCCTCGCGCACAGTCTCGCCTTCAGCGCCTGTTCTTAACCGTTCTTGCTTTTGCACAGCGACTTGTTTCCAACTGACCTGCGCTGTGTCATTAATGCTTATGTCCATCTTGCTGTCCCTCTACAGGAAAACAATTGATATTGGCAGCTACTGTCCTTCGCTCGCCTTCCCCCTGAAACGGATAGACCATATGCTGCATCCAACTCGGAAACATATATAGCCTACCCACTTGCGGCCTGACTACGACATTTTGCGTAGGCTTGAGCCGTTCTCTATCCCATGTGCTTGACTGCCCGTAGTTGAAGCACAAACAACCATCGCTTTCGCCAGAGGCATTGTATAGTCCGTATTCTTGCGATCCCGGTCTTGGCCCTTGGACAATCTGGGGCGGCACTTTCGTCCATGTCGTGCAGCTAATACCCATCACCGTCTTCGTGCCATGATCGTGTATCGGGTTATAGTCACCCTCGTAACTGTGGACTGACCATAGCTCATCCATCTCGACGTTTCTGTTGCCGTCTAGCACCTGACCAGATTGGGCCATGAACTGGTTAATATACGTCACGCCCATCTCACACAAGAACTTAGAAAACGGTGCCAGTCTTGGATCTTCGTGATCCATAACAAGCTGCTCACCTGTCTTAATCTGACCTACGAGCGTATGCGCTGCGCTGACCTTATCGTTTTGTGTGACTAGCTCATCAAGATAATCATTACACGATTCGACGAACTCTGTCGGGATGTCCAGTTCCATCAGAAATACTGACGGAAGCGGGTGCATCTGAAACTGTATCTCAGCCATTTACGACTTCTTCAGTCTCTTCTTCGTCGCCTTCGTCCTCTTCTGGTTCTGGCTCAACGAGTTGCGCGTCAGCTTGCACCTTTATCTTCATCATCAAAGGCCAAGTGCCTGATTTACTTGGCATATCACCAAGGATTGCTAGGATTGCGTTGATCTCGTTTTCTTCTAGGTTAATTTGCACGGTCTATTTTTCCTTATGGTGTATAGGCTTTGGCTGCGGTAACGGCACTGTCTATAGCAGAGAAGTCTTCTGACCCCCAATCGCCAAGGGCTTTGCCGTACTCAAGATAACCAGCACTACGCAGTACACGCTCCTGCTTCTCAGCATTCGTCATGTCGTTGTAGAATTCGTTATTTGCGTCAAGCACACTGGTGATGACATTCGCGCCATCAAGCATGGCTTGGTACATTTTCGCTTTTTCTTCGTCGGTTCTTACTTCAGACATTTCGTCCTCCTTATGATTCTAGCGCGGCGATACGCGCTTCTAGTTCTTGGATTGCTTTGACTAAAGGCACAACAAACATTTCGTAAGATATGCCTTGCTTATCATCTTCACTTGTTTCATCAACGACCCATCCAGCAAAATCAGTGACACTATTGTCATCCATTGCTTGTTTCACTTCTTGAGCGATGAAGCCGTACATCTTGTTTGTGTAATCAGCAGACGTTTTGTTTGAGTCATGCTCTGAAAGGCTCGCGTCTAACTCTGATGGGGCTTTCCATTTATACGTAACTGTTCTCAAAGCCTTGATAAAATCTAAGCCACAATCAGTGTTGGTCGCTATATCTTTTTTCCACCGCTCGTCTGAAGAACGAGAGAAAGAGGCATTAGCTGTGAAGTTATTACTGACAACATTACTGGCTTTACCAAACTTGAAATGATCTGACGAAGAGCTAATACCGTGACCAAGACCAATGGCGTTGAACGCATCGCTTGCGCAATCAACATTATAGCCCACCAACGTATTATTGCCCCCAGTTGTAACTGTGTCTCCAGCAAGACCACCCAAAAGCGTGTTCTGGGTTCCCGTGCTGACTTGATTTCCTGCTTGATCTCCGACTCCTAAATTAAGCGTATCTGTAGCAGTCGTAACATTCATAGATGTCAACGCTCCTCTACCGACCGCTACATTCCTATTGCCAAGGGTGTTTGCACTAAGCGAGTTGTAGCCTATTGCCACATTATTAGAAGAGCTAGTTATCGCATCACCAGCAATCGCTCCTATGAGAGTGTTGTTTAGTCCCGTGGTTATTGCGCTACCTGCGCTGTAGCCCACGCCGACATTGTAGGCGTTTCT